ACTCATCCTCAAGATACTGTCCAAAGCCCTCAAAGAGCAGCCGGAACTCAAGCGACTGGGCGTAATGCAGGCGCTTGTGGATCGCCGACATCACCATTGACCCGCGCTCGAGCAATGCGAGCGTCGTGCCGACCTGCGCGTACTGATTTCCGTCGCCGACCTGCATGTCGGCCGTGCTCGAGAGGCGCTTGCCGGCGTCTACGAGGAATCCAAGCAGCGCAAACAGCACTTGGCTCGGCTCCTTGTACGGAAGCGGCAGCAAAGACGACTGCAACTCCGCGCCACCGGCGTCAATGTCGCGCCACTCGCCCGGTTGGATCGGATCCGAGTCGTCCGCGATGCGCGCGCCCTTGGCCTTGAAGCCCGCAGGCAGGTTGGCAAGCGTTCCGGCGTCGATCAACTGCCGCAACGCGCTCGTCGCCGACTTGGAAAGGCCGCCGATGAGGTGCACAAAGCCCAAACCGTACGCGCCGGGGCCTTCCACCAGCACGTAATGGACAAAATAGTTGCGCCGACGCTTCAGTTCATCGTCTTCGCGCCAGTTTCGGCGGATTCCGATGACCTTGAGCGAGTCTTCGGCGAGCGTAACGACGTACGGAAGCTTGATTCCCGTCGGTTCGCCGTCTTCGCCAATCTCTTCAAAGCCCGGCAGGTCCAAATCGACCAGCATTTCGAGCAAAAATACCTCGCCAGCCTGGTCCGTCGGCTGCACACCCGTCACTTTGTCGATTGCCGCCTGGATTTTGCTCGGGTCCGCGGGCGTCGGCTCGAGGTCAACGGCAATATCGAGGTATTCGCCGATCAAAACGCGCTTGCGGAACTCGTTTGAGTCCATCGCAATGCGGTGCGTCAGCCGCGAACACTGCGAAACAACGCTCGAACCGTTGTACGGGATGTACACATCGTCCGCCAGACACAGGCGGGAGACCATCCGACCGAGCTGAAAGTCGTAATAGACCTTCTTGAAGGTCGATCCGCCGTATCCGGTGTAGTACAGGAGCTGGTCGAACTCCGGGGTGTACTCCTCCATCACCGTCGTGAGCTGGTAATTCATGAAGTCCTGCACGCGCGCGGCTTGCTGGAACTTGTCGACGGTCTCTTTGCCTAGTACTTGCGTGCGAACCGGGCCACCCGCGGGCAGCAATTCTTTAAACGCCTGCGACTGGAACTGGATGATCGCCTCTTGCAGCATCGGATGCGTCGCGCCAGAGGCGCCACGGAAGGGCTTGGTGCGCTCTTCCATGCGCAGGCCCAGCAATTCCAGGCCCTTGGCGTACATCTGCTCCCAATCCGACCGCGATCCCTTGTCCGCCTCGAACATCGCCGAGACATCGATGGCAATCCGACCAAGGTCATCCGGGTCTACTACCTCCGCAAGGTTCGCGTAGAAGTCGACCTCTTTCGCCTCATCCTCGCCAATCTCGATGACCGCCCCGCCATCCGGCTCCAGGACGATCTCGATCTCCGGGGCCTCCTCTGGCGGACCCCCGGCAATGACCAGGACGCCTGCGTCAGGGGCTTGGTTGATCGCTTTATCAATTGGCATGTTGATATCCTAATACATTTAATGCAAAAAGGCCACGACTAATCTTCGTTCATGCCCAGGCGCTGACGAATGGCTTGGATAGATCCTTCGTCAGGAAGGTTCTGCGGAGCATTTGGTAGTTGATTAAGGCGCACGTTGACGGGTCTCCCCTGCCCAGGCGGCAGCACTTTTCCGGCATACAAACGAATAGCTTTATATAGCGGATCGCCGCCACCTTCGGAAGCGCCTGCAAGATGCCCTTCGGTGCTACCTTTGTACCCTGGGGGCAAAGGGTTAAAATCGTAGTTTTCTTGAAACACCAACTGCTTTGTTTTTGGATCAACGGTGTAACCAATACGGCCAAACGTGCGGTTTAGGGCTACTGGGGTGTGACTACCAAAAACACTAAGGCCACTAGGGTCACTAGGGTTTTTTAATGCGTCAATTAGGTAATCTTCATATCCCAAATTTGGGCCAATGCTAAATATATTGGCTACGTCGGCTACGCCGGCAGACCTTAGTCCCACCTCGCGCTCGTAAGTCTGTGAGTCGCCCGAAGCCAAATCAATAAAATCTTGTGTAATTACCCCTTTTTTATATTGTTTAATAGCGTCTAAATCTTTTTTATATTGTGCAAAAAATTCTGGATACAGGATCTTGCCTTTGTTTTTCGCAGCAACAGCTTTTTGATGGCTAGCTAATGATTTAACTAAATATTTTTCGTACGTAGTTAAATCCGGCTCAATAGATTTGTATTTGCTGCGAACGACAGACATAAGCGCTTGGCGCTCTGGTTCCTTCATGGAGGCTTCGGTAATCGGGTCTTTACGAGCATCGACAACAGACTCAAGGAAGATGCGCTTGTGTAGTGGCAAATCTTCGCGATTGACGTTTCTGCCATATAGCCCAAGTCCTGCGCCAACTAGTTTGTCGGCAAAGGTCAGATCGGGATTAAACCCTACCCCTTCCTCGCGAAGATCAGGCTGCTTAATCGGCGCGCCGCTCGGGGGACTCGTCGGGATTGAACGCGACAAATCGGAGCGCTCTAGTAACGAACGATACAAATCCGCGCTCGTCTCTCCCGTGCTCGGGCTACCCTTCGCACGCCTCTTGGGTTCTGTTTTCTTGTTCTTGTCCCCCGTACGCTCTTTTAACGCAGGTACCACAATCTGCACCGGACGACTAACTCCGGCCTGCTTTGCCTTCCGAATAAAAAAGTTGTCTTTTTCATTAACGTCACCCGTGAAGTCATACGTGTCTTTGACCACATACGATCCGTCAGGCATCTCCTTAAACGAGAACGTACCTAGGGTGTTACGCAAGTTTGCCGTGGAAAAAAGCGAGCGGTCTGTGTCAGGCCCCGGCAAACCACCAAGGCGCTCATAGCGGTCTTTGTACGCGTCATGATGCGCGTATGTCACGGTGTTGGGCAGGGCCTTCCCTGTTTTTCTATCAGAAACCGGACGGGTCTTTGCCAACTCAATCAATCGGCGAAGTTTTGCCAATTCCGCTCCAGACAAACTAGCCTCTGTAATTGGCTCCGTCCGCTTGGAAGATTCGCCCGACATCGACTCTAGGTACGTCCGAATGTGTAGCGGCACTATCCGCTCATCCGTTTCGTCAACCTCACCGCCCTCGTTAAACCGACGCGTCATCAGATCCCCGAGCCGCGATAACTGCTTCTTGGTCAGCCGGCCCTCGCCAAACGTATCACGCATCAAATCCTTCGCCGACATCGCATCCCGCGAACGCACGGACTCCGACATCTTGAGAAGCTCCTCGAGCGTGTCAGGCGCGCGCCGTGGCTCTTGGGCCGCGGTCAACGACTCAAGCTCCATGGCCATGCCCTTCGCAGTGCCCCTGTCCGTCTGCTTGTTGATCGGCCGCCGCGTCGCACGACGCACAGTCTGAGAGACCGGCGTCGCGTCAAACTCCACCTGCGTCTCACCAGGCGACTCCGACAAACTCTCCAACATGCCACGCGCAGAGTCGATGTTCTTCATCGACTCCGCATACGAGTCCTTGCTGTCACCCTTCAAGAGCGCAAGCAACTCAGCATCCGAAGACGGACCACCCTTCGCACGCCCCGTCGGACGCACCGCCCCAGGCGACAGGATGATGTTGCCAAAACGGTCCGTGTAATACCCCGCGTTCTGCGCCCCACCCAACATCGTCGGCCCAAGGTTCGGGTTCGCAGCAAGCGCCTGCAACGGCAGATTGCTCGTCTGCAAGCTCGGCAGCCGTGTGCTCGAGGGCAACGTGCCAGGGCTCAAGGCCCCAGGAGTCGGCGTGAAATACGGGGTCGATGTGCCTTGGCCCGGGGCAACGGGCAAGGGGTTCGCAATATACCCCGGCGTCGGAATGTTCGCGGTCGGGATGTACCCGCCACCAGGAATGCCCGTGGCCGGAGGCGACACAGGGATGTTGACCGGAGGCTGCGCAGGGGTGGGCGCAGGGGCGGGCCTGCCACCGCCCGTCTGCGGAGGAGGCGTTCTGCCACCACCAGGAGTCCCGCGTCCGGTCCGCGGCTCACGGCCGGCAGGGGGCTTTCCAATCCGACCAAGCAACCGGCCGACATCGCTGTTCGGGTCGATCGCGTTCCAGTTAAAGTTGAACCCGCCGCGCGCCGGCGTGCCGGTGTCCGGCTTCTCGTCGCGATCGTCGATGCCGTTCAGGTTCCTGTCGATGAAGTCGGCCGTACGGACAGGACCCATCTCGTCCTTCGGCGGCCGGGTGGTCGGAGGATTGACCGGCAACTTGCTGTCGATCAGCCCGGGGGGCGCCGTTCCGGTACCACCTCCGGTACCACCGCCCGGGGGCGGCTCCTCCCTCGGAGGAGGCCGGTTCCTCTGCTCTTCCTCCGCCCTGCGGCGAGCTTCCTCCGCTGCACGGCGGGCGGCCTCTTCAGCCGCCATCCGACGAGCGTTCTCTTCCGCTAGGCGACGGGCTTCCTCAGCCGCTCGAGCAGCCGCCGCATCCTGCATCGCACGACGAGCAGCTTCCTCTTCAGCCGCTCGACGAGCGGTCTCTTCAGCGGCTCTACGGGTGGCTTCATCGGCGACGCGCCTGGCGTCTTCCTCGGCCTTACGACGAGCTTCTTCTTCCGCGGCTTTGCGGGCGGCTTCTGCTTCTGCTGCACGACGGGCTTCCTCCTCTTGCGCTGCTTGGCGAAGTTGTTCATCCCGGAAACGGGCTATGTCTCCTTCCTCCGGTCGTGGGCCGGGGCCACCGGGCATGTAACTACCCCCCAAACCAATCCCTGAGAGATTGATGCCAGTCGTGAGCCCGCCAAACCCCGCGGCATTGATCCTGGCTAACTCCGCCAACTGTTCCGGCGTCAGGGTCGTCGTGGGGGAGGTGCCCGTGAACTGAGCGAGATTGTCGGCTGCGCTGCCAGGGGCGGTAATCGGTTCGTCGTTTTCCGTACGAGGCACCCGATCACGCTCTTCTTGCTCGCGAATGAATGCCTCAACACTATCCTGTTTTTGCGGACGATTGCCAACGCCCCCGTCAAACGGGGGCCGTAAAAGATCCTCCTGCTCGCGCGTCTCTCGCCTCAGACGAGCACGCTCGGCCGCATCCGCACTCATGGCCATGCCAGAGGTTGTCGGCGGCGAGGCGGCGGGCTCGAAAACCGGAGCGGCTTCTGTCCGCGGTCTCGGGATGTAGTCCCGCTCTTCCTCCACAGGAGGCAGGAAGGACGGCCGGCCATACACCGGACTCGGCGGAGCGCCAGGGGACTCGTAAACCCTCGGCGGGGTGTACGCAGGGGGAGCAAACTGCTGAAGATCCGCCGCCGCAGAGCCAGGCTGCGCGGCCACCGGGGGCTCCGACTCAGGCTCTACCTGAGTGCGCATCGTGTCAGGGGCCACCGAAAACCCGGGGAACGGGGGAGCCACAACCTCCGATCGAGGCGCAGGCATCATCGGGTTATCCCCAAACAAGCCTAACGGCTCCTCCCCCTCACCAAGCGCCTCCATCCCAAACACAGGCTGATACTCGCGCAGCTTCGTCTTCGGGTTCTTGGTCCCCGCGCCACCGAGCTTCTTCAACAGCTCACGGGCCTTGGGGCTGAGGTAAGCCAACTCCGTGTCGCCCCCACGGCCTGCGGAAGCAACCTTCTTGATAAACGACGCTGTGTCTTTCTTCGCGGACTTCTTGGCTTTGGCCATGGCGCATCATCCTCAGAGGAGCGGCCTTGACATTCTAGGCCTCAGTAGTATTCAGGAGCAAGCGTGCGTCCAGACGGCTCCGGTTTCTCGTCCGTGTTCAGCGTCACGAAGTTGCCCTGACGGAACCGCATGATCGCCTGCGTCGTCGAGTCGACCATGTCGTCGTTATCGCCGTTCGGGAACGCAGCGCACTCCTCGACCAGCTCTTCCGCCCAATCAGTGTCCGGGGCCCAGACCATCCCCGACTCAAACACAGGCGCCACCGCATGCGCCCGGCTGATCTTGTCCGTGCCCGAACGACGACCGCCAGGGGTGTACATGGTGACAGGGATGCCCAGCCGCCGCAGCTCCTGCTGGAGCGTGACACCCGTGGCCTTCGCCTCGATCAGCACATTATCAGGATTCCAGTGCTTGTACTCGTCCTTTGCAATGCGCTTGAGCTCCGGGAAGTCCCACCGGCCTCGTACAACATCCAACAGGATGATGTTCGGCCCCGAGTCCTGGTCCGGGTAAAACACTCCCCAGGTCGTGATCACCGAGAAGTCCGCCGTCTCCTTCTTGCTGTAGGCCGTGTCATAGCTCTGGATGATGTAGTTCACAAGCGGGGGATTCGGATCCGGCCAGACCCGCCACCACTCACGCTTGAGGATTGCACCCTCGTCGTTTGTCGGCTGCTGCTGGTACATCGCGTTCCACTTCTGGACCGATAGCGATGCCTTGACCGATTCCAACTCCTCGAGCTTCCAGAACTCCGGCCACAACGGCTTGCCACTCGGCAGGATCGCCGGGAACTCAATGACCTCCCACTTGTCCGCGCCACGGCTGGCCTGCGCCTTGAGCAGCCGGGCCGTCAGGTCCTTCGTTCCCCAGCGCGTCATCACGAGCACGATCGCACCGCCCGGCTGCAAACGGGTACGCGGACCGCCCTGGTACCAGTCCCAGGCGTTATCTAGCGCAAGCTCCGACAGCGCGTCCTGTTCCGAATGCGGGTCGTCGATGATCAAGATGTCCGCACCGCGGCCGGTCACGGCACCGCCCACGCCGACTGCAAAGTAACTACCGCCCGCGTTCGTGTCCCACCGGCCGGCAGCCTTGCTGTCCTGCTTCAGGACCACCTCGGGGAACAGCTCCTTGTAGCGGTCACTGTCCATCAGGTCACGCACCTTGCGGCCGAACTTAACGGCAAGCTCCGCCGTGTGCGTCGCCTCAAGGGCCTGAAGGTTGGGGTTACGGCCCATCAGGTACGCGGGCAGCAGATACGACGCAAACTCCGACTTGGTGTGACGGGGCGGCATGTTCACGATCAGCCGCTTCAGCGTCCCGCTGGCAATGCGGTCAAACGCACTCGCCATGCGCCGGTGATGCTCGCCCAGGATTGCCGAGGGCCACACATAGCGCACGAAGTCGATGAAGTTCTTGCGCGCCTTGTCCTGCGTGTCGAGCAGCATCAGCCGGTATTCCAACCGCAGACGCTCCTCCTCGATCTCCTTCGGAACGGCGCTCATGGGGTCGAATTGCTTTTCATATGCGCAAAATTTTTGCACAAGTTGACAAGTTGATCAACCGGGGTGGTTTTTTTCTACCCGGGTACCCCGTTCTCTTTAGCCGCACATTGACTGTCTGAAATCAGGCATACGCCCGCGAAGCCAACAAAGCGGCCTGTTTTTTGGGCCCCGGGGGCGCGGAATTCC